AAGATATATAATGGTTCAGCTAGTAATTCTGCTGGTATAAGTTTTCCAAGTGCAGCAGTAGAAATAGACGGATATAATGGAATTATATTTAATTCTTCAACAGCAGGAGTTGGCTCACAGACTGAACGTATGCGTATTACCAACGCAGGCAATGTCGGTATAGGAACAACAAATCCTCAAAAACTATTGCATTTAAAGAGCACAAATCCATTTTTAAGAATACAAGAATCAGATGTTACCAATGGTTTTGCTGATATTGCATACAACAGCACACGTTTAAGAATTAGGTCGAGAAATGGTAATGCTAATGGTGGTATAGCTTTTGAGGGAAGTGATGGCACAACCACTACTGAATATGCAAGGTTTAATACAGCAGGTCATTTTGGTATAGGTACAAATAATCCTGGTGAACCTCTACATATCAAAAATAGTGACCCAAAAATTAAATTACAATATGCTGATGGTACTGACCAAGCTGGAACAATATTTCAGGCTGCAGGCACATTAGCATTTCAATCAAGAAATGGTACATCACATGGCATAATAAAATTTCAAGGTTATAACGGAACTTCTGGTCAAGAGTATGCTAGGTTCAACGCATCAGGCAACTTAGGTATCGGAACTAGTTCGCCAAGTGAGAAGCTACATGTTAATGGTAATATTATTCTACCTTATGGTAATGCTTACAAAGGTGTTGGTTCAACAAATGATGAAATACTCAAGATGTCATTTACCTCTGGTGTTGGTGATATTCTTAATATAGCACCAGCAGGTAACTCAAATTTATCTGCAATAGTTTTTAAAAGTTCAGGAAATTCAAATGCTGTTGAAAGAATGAGGTTAGATGCATCAGGCAACCTTGGTATAGGAACTACTTCGATAGGTGCACCTTTACATATCACAAATAGTGATGCAAAAATTAGAATACAAGATTCTGATGGTACTAACCAATTTGGAATATTTGGTCAAGACGGTGGAAGTGCCTACATAAGGTCAAGAAATAATACAAATACTGGTACTATTTTATTCCAAGGTCATAATGGCTCTGCAACCACAAATTATGGAAGATGGACTAGTGGCGGTAATTTCTTTATCGGTACAACTAATGGTACAACAGTAGGCACAGTTAATAGAAATCTTGTAGTGGGTTCTACAACAGATTCCGAAGAAGTTGCTCTTACCCTCAATGTTATGGAGGGTAGTAATAATAGACGAGTTAAATTTTTCTTAGATGACGATGATGGAGAGTATGGATTTGATGCAACAGCATCATCAGGAGTACCACGTTTTGTTATCAGAAATGCTACAACAGAAATTTTTACAGTTAATCAGTCAGGTCATGTTGGTATCGGAACTGCTACTCCGGGAACATTATTACACTTATCTAATGCTTCAGACCCAACAGTAAGGGTACAAGATTCAAGTAGTGGCATGGTTGTTGGCTTACAAGCAAATGATTCAGCAGGTTTTGTAGGAACAACATCAAATAGTGATTTTGCCATACGAACAAATAATTCAACAAGATTACATATAGAAAATAGTGGCAACGTAGGTATAGGAACTACTTCGCCAGCACAAAAACTTCATATTGTAGATACAAGTAATCCAGCATCAACCACAGGTTCAGTAATCATAGAAGGTCAAAGAGATGGGACTGCTAACTTAATGGAATTAAGAGCAAGAGATGCTTCAGCATCAAGCTCTGCTTTACCAAGTGGTCAAGGTGGGATTGTTAGATTTACAGGTTTTGATGGTACTGACTTTGAAGAAATGGCATTTATTGGCTACCAAGCAGAAGCTACAGTAGCAGATGGTGATGCACCAAGTAGATTAATATTTGGAACTACGAGTGATGGTGCAGGAGCAGCATCTGAAAAAATGCGTATTACTTCCTCAGGCAACGTTGGGATAGGAATTACTTCGCCTACTGTAGCTTTAGATGTTTCAGGTTCTATTAAAGCTACAGGAGGAATTACTACCAGTACTTTAAGCCCTAATAATGGTGGTTATAATATTACCTATAGTGAAGGTGGTGGTTTTTATCCAAATATCTCACTTACTGATAGTTCAGGCACTAGTCAACGCACACAAATAAGGCATATTAATGGTACAGGGATTATAGAAACATTAGATGGTTTTAGCACTAGTGGTATTTTAACGATAAGAGGTGCTAGTGAGTTTGCTAGGTTTGATAGTTCAGGTAACTTCTTGGTTGGTATGAGTTCATATTCTACAACTTCTGCTGGTCATTACATAACACCTGCTGGTGCAATATTTAGTCAAGCAGATGATGCTCGTGTAGCAACTTTTTCTCGTTTTACTTCAGATGGTGAAATTGTAAGATTCCGTAAAAACAGCACAACAGTCGGTAACATCTCAGTCACAGGTTCAGCGACAACTTACAACACTTCATCCGATGCTAGACTAAAAGACATCACAGGGTCTGCCAGAGGTTTAGAGGTCATCAACGAACTCAACCCAGTTGCTTACGACTGGAAAGCTGATGGTAAGTCTGATGAAGGCTTGATAGCTCAAGAGGTTATGAAGCTTGTGCCTAACGCAGTGTCAGGCTCTGAAGAAGATATGTACCAAATGGATTACTCTAAGTTAGTAGTACATCTAGTTAAAGGTATGCAAGAACAACAAAAAGAAATTGAAGAACTTAAGAAACATTCTCATAGTCCGAAAGGTCTTGAGAATATGGAAGGCTATGAGAACTTAATAGAAACTATTGAGAGTCTTAAAGCTGAGATTAAGCTATTGAAAGGAGGAAATTAAATGGCTATATCATATACTTGGGATGTATCAAATGTTGATACTTATCCTTCACACACAGACGGTAGTTCAAACACTGAGTCTGATGTAATTTATAATGTGCATTGGAGACTTAAAGGCTCTGATGATGCAAATAATGACTCTGACGGTAATCCTCAAACTGCTGAAGTTTATGGAAGTCAGTCATTAGATGTTTCAGATTTATCAAGCTTCACAGCTTTTGACAGTGTGAGCTTATCAGATGTCCAAGGCTGGGTCGAAGCAGCTCTAGGGTCTGACGAAGTGACAGCACTCAAAGCTGGTATTGATGCTCAGATAGCAGAAAAGATTACACCAAGTTCAGTAAATAGAACTATTAGCTAAGACATGGAACTATCTAGTTTAATGTTTTGGAATATCTTTATAACTCTGGTCCTAGCTCCAGTGCTCTACAGCATTCGACAGAACGGGTCAGAGTTAAAAAGATTGGATATATTATTAAATAAAACCAGAGAAGAAGTAGCAACTAATTATGTTTTAAAGTCTGATAACAAAGATATTATGAAATCTGTTATGGAAAGGTTTGACAAATTAGAAGAAAAGATTGACAAATTGATGGAAAAATAGTAAAATATAGATGAAGAGTAGGAAAACTAAAAAGACTAAGAAACTTCCTGTTTCGACCTTAGTCATCTCTATATCTACTAGCCCTTCAAAGATTGTAAAGACTTTACAGAGTAGGAAAAAGAACAATGGCAAGAAAAAGAAATAAAAATAAAAGAGCAAGAACAGTATCTGAACGACAAGACTATCGTCAAGGTGGTATGGTAAAAAATATTGTAGATAATATTAGAAAAGGATTAGCTGTTGGAGGAGGTCTTAACTTTAATGGACCTAGTAAAGGTGAGCCGGGTGAACCAACACCTGCTCCAGAACCTACAACTGGACCAGTTCCTTCACCACAGCCGACACCATCACCAACACCAGCTCCGACACCATCACCAACACCAGCACCAACTCCAGAGCCAACACCAGAGCCAACTCCGGAACCAGTTCCTGCTTTAGACCCCACCGAAAGACAAGAAAGAATTAGTAGGTCTGCTGCAGAAGTAGAAGCTAAAGCTAAAGGAGAAGTACCAGAAGCAGCTGTTATACCAGAAGCTGTTATGGCTGGAGAAGGAGTAAGGGCTCAAGCTGTAGGTAAAATGGCAGAGGCTCCACAAGTAGGAGCCACTAAAGCAGCTCAAATATTAGATGAAGAAGTTGAAAGAGCTCAAGCAGCTCAAGTAACTTCTACAGAACAAGTTTCACCAGCTGAAATGGAAGCAGCTAAAGTTACAGAAGCTCCTGAAGTAGAAGCAGCTGAACGGGATGTTACTAGAGAAATTGAAGATACAGATGTTGAAAGAGTAGCTCCTATTGATGCAGCTAAAGTTGAAATACAAGAAGGTGCTTTAGCTCAAAGAGTTACAGGTGCTATTAGCCCAGAAGCTAAAGCTGAAGCAGCTATTAATGCTGGTACTAGTTTAGCTAGAGTTACTAGAGCTAAGAAACAATTAAGAAATGCTGGTTTATCAGAAGAAGACATCACAGAGCTTGGTAATGACCCTGAAGCTTTAGAAGCAAGACTAACAGATTTTACTGAAGAGCAGAGAGGTATTATTGAAGGCTTACCTGAAGAAGCTTTAGTATCTAATCAACTTGATAGTTTATTATCAGGTATTGAAGAAGGCGAAATACCAACATGGGCTCGACCAGCAGTAGCTAGTGTTGAACAAATGTTAGCTCAAAGAGGCATGACAGCTTCTACAGTTGGAAGAGATGCTTTAATAAATGCTATTATTCAATCATCAATACCTTTAGCTCAAGCCAATGCTCAAGCTGTCCAACAGTCTGTTTCACAACAACGAAGTATAGAAGCTCAAGTAGCTGAAGCAAATGCTCAAAGAAGACAACAAGTAGCTTTATCAAATGCTGATAAAGTATTTAATTTAAACATGGCTCAATTTAATGCTGACCAACAAACAGAGTTATCTAATAGTAGATTTTTACAGACTGTCAGTTTAACTGAAGCTAATAACAGACAGCAAGGCATTATACAAGATGCTGTTTTAATGTCACAAGCTAATTTAGCTGAAGCTAATTTAAATCAACAAGCTCAAATAAATAATGCTAAAAACTTTTTAAGTATGGATTTAGCTAACTTAAATAATGAACAACAAGCTTATATGTTAGAGGCTCAACAAGAACAGCAAAGAATGTTGAGTAATCAAGCTTCTGAAAATGCAGCAGCTCAATTTAATGCAGCATCTGAAAATCAGATAAATCAATTTATGGCCAACTTAAATACTCAAGTAAGTCAATATAATGCTACACAACAAACAGCAGTTTCACAATTTAATGCTACTCAAGAAAACGCAGCAGCAGCTAGAGAAGCAGCTCGTGATGCAGATGTTGAAAAATTTAATGCTCAATTAATTAATCAAGTCAACCAATATAATGCTTCTTTAGATTTTAATAGAAATCAATGGAACGCACAGAATGCAGCAGCTGTTGAGGCTTCTAATGTTCAATGGCGAAGACAAGTAAACACAGCTAATACTGCAGCACAAAACCAGATTAATATGCAGAATGCTATGAATGCATTTAATTTATCTTCACAATCTATTGCTTTCTTATGGCAAGAATTAAGAGATGAAGCTGATTTTACTTTTAGAGGAATTCAATCTGAAGAAGATAGAAAAGCTCAAATCATTGCAACTGCTTTAGCTAACGAAGGTAAAGCCGGTGAAAAGTATGATGATTACTTAGATGGTTTATTAAGTTCAGTAGGTGAATCATATAAGAGTGGTTTATATTATGGTTATAGTGGAGGCAGTGCTGGTGGTGGCTACGGTGGTGGCTACGGTGGTGGTAATTTTAAATAAGGAGAAAAAATGGGATTCTTAAGAAAGATAGGAAGAAAAGTTAAAAAGGGAGTAAAGAAATTATTCTCAACAAAACTTGGTAGAATAGCAGGTAGTATTGGTTTATATCTTGTCATGGGTGCTGCTGCTAAAAGTTTATCAGGATGGGCACAAAGTACCTTTGGTCAAGCAGCTGCTCAAACTGGGACACAAGCAGCTACAGAAGCTGCAGTTCAAGCTGGTACAGAAGCTGCAGTTCAAGCTGGTACAGATGTAGTGTCAAGAGATATAGCTGGTAAAGTAATGAATGCATCTACTAATTCTGAAGCAGCTAATATTACTTTTAATCAAATAGACAATCTCGTAAAAGAGGGAAGTTCTGATTTAATTATGAAGAATAATGTAACAGATGCAGTTAGTGATATTAGTAAGCAAATTTTAGACCCAATAAGTACTAAAGACTTATTAGGAACAGGTAAACAAGAAACAAGAATATTTTCTGATTTAACTTTTGGAGAAAAAATGAAGCAAGTAGGAGTAGATACTGTACAGTTTGCTAAAGAAACTTTTATACCTGAAGATACAGGAGAGTTTATTAGTACAGCTGCAAGGAGTGCTTTAGCATATTCACTACAAGAAGAACCTGAAGAGCCTTTTATTTCTGCAGGAGTTGCTCCACGACCTCAAACACAACCGGCTCAATCAGCTTATATCGCTGATGTAGGTCAACAATACATGGCAGCTAACAATACAACAAAGCTACCAGATTTTAATCAAATAATGCAACAGAACATGTATGGTACAGGAACACCTCAATACTTCCAACAACTGTATCAGCCTGAAATGTTACCACTACCACAAGCATAAGGAATAATTATGGCAATATCAGAAAAAGCAATTAAATTTTTAGAAGACGGAATCAGCAGAGGTAAAGCTATTCCCGGTCAAAGTCTAACTAACTCACCTTCTGAACCTTATCCATGGGAAAGCCCTCCAGAACTTGTTGAGCCTCGTCAAGCAATGTATGAAGTATTTGATGCTCTTACTCAACCAGAAGCAACAGCAAATCTTTTAATATCTTTGAACAAAGGAGTAGGGGTAATAGACCTTGCTTCTATTGTTTTGTATGCTGGTTTTATTGAAGGTAAATGGACTCCTGATTTAATGGTTTTACTAATGGAGCCTACTATGTATATGATAATGGCTTTAGCAGAAAAAGCTGAGATATCTTACAATCTTGATGCTGGTGAAGACGAAGAAGGCATTGAAATGTCTGGGGAAGAACAACTCAACAGAGCTCAAAGTTCTTTAGATATTTTAAAGAAAGAAGCTAGAACAAAAGTTAGTGATGCTGCAGTTCCTAAAGATGTTAGAGAAATGATAGCTGATGTAGAACTAGAGCCAAGTTTATTAGCAAGGGTTGAAAAAGAATCACAACCTAGAGAAAGTTTATTAGAAAAAGGAGAGGAATAATGGCAAACGATTTTAAAAGTTTATTAGGGAGAAAAGATGTAGGTTATTTAGACTTAGCTCGTGGTGCTTTTAGTCAATCTAAAAAACAAAGGAAGAGAAATAGATTAGGTATGGCTGGTTTGTTTTTATTAGATATATGGGAAGCTAATAAACTAGCTAAGGTCAATAAAAACTTAGAAGCCTTAGAAGACCAAAAAGTTTTTGAGCATGCTGGGGTACAGAAAAGATGGGATGCTTATTCTAAATTAGTTGAAGATGAAAAAGCTTTCAGAAAAGATAGTAATTATTTTTACAGTCAAGCTGAGTCTGAATTTAATAGATTAAATCCTAACTATGACATGACACTACAGTCTCAAAGAGATGCTAGAAAACAAGAAGTAGCAGACTATCAAAAACGTTTAGAAGAAATACATAAAGAAAAAATTAACACAGGTAATATTGACCTTAAGATGACTGAAGAACAATTTATGAAGCCTTTCAATGATTATTATAAATCTAGAAAAGAGGATGTTATGGACCCTCGTAATAGAAGTGCAGTTCATCAAGTGCTTGGAGTTTTTGGTTTAGGTAATAAACGTAGAGCTGAGTTAGATGAAAAGATTAAAACAGAAAAAGCTTTCTTAGATAAAAGAAAGAATGATTTGGGTTATCTAATTAATCCTGATGAGATTTCAGGTAAAGCAAGTATAGAAGTCTATAGAGACCCTTCAATGTTTACCCTAACTAATAGCGAAGCTAAGCTTAGAGTTATTCAAGGTATTAAAGACCCTATTCAACAACAACAAGTTTTACGTTCTATTACAGAAGAAAACATTAGTTCAGTTGCTTTACAGAATAAAATTATTAGTCAATCTATTAATTTTAATCCAGAGATAGCCAAAGCTAGACAAGCTGGTGAAACTTTTGATTCTTTATACTTACAAAGAGAAGGCCGTGATGCTATTCCAACGTCAGGTGATGATTTAATAAACTATAGAATGCAAAGACAAGATTACATTGATTCTAAAACTGGTATGGGTGATGAAACATCTAGACAGATTAGAAAGATTATCTATAGTATAGACCAAGCAAACAAAACAGGACAGCCTCCAGCAGTTATAGCTGGTTTGCAAAATCAACTTAATAGTTTTACTACTGATAAGGTTAGAGAAAACTTTATGACAACAATTATTGGTTCTTTAGCTGACCCACTTGTTGAAGCTAAAGTAAATTCTATGATAGAAGATGACACAAATGATATAAAATCTGAAGCAGACTATGTTGAAAGTTTATTAAATAGAATGTATGACACTTACTTATCTGTAAAATAGTATGATACAAATTCAAAACTTGTACAATCTTCTTAATGAAGAGCAAAAGAAAAACTTTAATAGAACTGTTCTAGGTGCAGGTAGTGATGTTGTTAGAGAAACTATAGAACTCTCCAGACTTGTCACCAATCCTGACCAACAGGAGATAGACGAAACAGAAAAGTATCTCCAAAATCTTTACAGAGCCTTTGCTGGTGTTGAAAATGTTGAGATGGTTAAAAGAGGCGAAAGAGAAGTCGCTGCTATTAAAGAACCTGAGTCAGGAGCTTTAGAGTTTACCAGAGACATCGGAGCCTTTGTTGGTTCTATGGTTGGAGTTGGTAAAGCTGCTAAGCCCTTACAAGCTTTAGGAGCTATTAAAAAAGCTGAGAAGGTTGCTCCTATTACTACTAAGGTTGCCCAAACAGTTGCCACAGGTGAAGTTGCTGCTCAACTATCTATTAATCCTTACGAAGAAACTTTAGCTGGAGTTATCGGTTCTATGATTAAAGAGAACGATGGCTTAGAAGGCGACATCAAAAAATATCTACTAGACCCTTTAACTTCTAGCCAAGAAAAAACAGAACTTGAAAACAGACTAGCTCTGCTAGGTGAAGGCTTAGGTTTAACAGGTGCTGTTGCTTTAACTGGTAAAGCTCTAAAAGCCTCAGCAACTCCTTTATTAAACAAACTTACAGAAATTAGAAATAGAGGAGAGAAAGCAACTACTGACTTTATTAATACAATGTCTGGTTATAAAAAACTAGATGCTCAACAAAAAAAAGTAGCTTTATCTAAAAGAAAAAAAGATATCGCTGAGGGAAAGGTAGTAGGCGAAGGGGATGTTAAAGCTTTAGAATCTAAACTAGACCAACCTATTAATTTACAATTTAGTCAAAATGATTTACTACGAAATACTAATGATATAGCTCGTAGACTTTTTACACCTCAAGGCGGTAGAACTGAGTTAATGCATGAAAAGTTTCTTAAGACTGAAAACACTAAAGAGAAATGGAATGCTACTATTAATCACGTTGCCGGTAATTTAAACAGAGCTATTGATGAAGTCGTTTCTAAAACAGGTCGAAATAAAGAAGGCTTACTAGAGCAAATAAACAAAGTTGCGTTTAGTGATTATAAAAATATTAAAACTGCTAAAGCTAGACAAGCTATGTTTGATTCTAGTTTAAAATCTTTACCTAAAGAAATACAACCTTTTGTTCGACAGATGAGAGAAACTCAAGATGAGTTAAGTCGTCTAATGACAAAGACAGATTATCTAACAGACGAGCAAAAAAGATTATACCAAGACAACTTAGGTAGTTATGTCAGAAAGTCCTACAGGCTTTACAATCAACCGGGTTACAAGCCAGATAAAAGTGTTGCTAAAGATGCTAAAGAATATCTTAAAAGTGAAATAAGAAGAAACAACAGTACACTAACAGACGATGAAGTTATTTTAAGAGCTGAAGCACAGTACAACGATATTATAGGTAATAGAAAAGATGTCCAAAATTTTAATAGTAGTTTAGAAAGGTTTGACAAAATTAGAAGAGAAATCTTTCAAGGTCGAAAAGATATTCCAACTCCTATTAGAAACCTACTAGGTGAGATAGATAATCCTGTTGAAAAATTTATTCACTCAGCAACGAAGTTATCATCTGCTGTTGAGGATTTAAAGTTCCACAAAGATATATTTAATGATGGTAAAAATATTTATTTTTATAGCAACAAAACAGGAATCTTTAATACACAAATACCTCAAGGCTTTGGTCAGTTATCAGGACAATATACTACTCCAGAACTTCAAAGATATTTTACTATCGGTAAAAACTTAGGGTGGAATGAAGCAGATAACTGGGGAGGAGTTGTATGGCGAAACTTAACTTTACTAAAAGGTATTTCTCAGTCTGCTAAAACTGTATGGTCTCATGCTACTCATGTTAAAAACATAGCTGGTGGTTTTCAAATGTCATTAGCTAACGGTACTAATCCGTTAGACCCTAAAAGAGTATCAGAAACACTAAATGTTTTACGAGCTAAAACAAAGCCCGGCGAAGTTCAAGAGTTTTATGAAGAATTAGCAGGCCGAGGGATTCTTAATAAAGGTGTTGTTGCTGGCGACTTAAGAGGTTTAGTTAGTGATTTAGAAGGTGTAGCACCAAATAATGTTTTACTTAAAATATTAAATAGTGGTATTAATAAAAAAGCACAAAATCTTTACATCGCTGAAGATGATTTCTTTAAAATTAATATGTACCTTGGCGAGCAACAATATCTTAAAAGATTAAACGATGCTTTACCAGCCGGGCAAAGACTTAGTGATGAAGCTTTAAAAGATGAAGCAGCTCGTACTGTTAGAGATGTCCTACCTAATTATGATTTAGTTCCTGAAAAATTAAAAGAGTTAAGAAGAACTCCTATCTTTGGTCGTTTCTTTTCATTCATGGCTGAGTCAGTTAGAATTTCTGTCAATAGTTTAACTAGAGGTGTTAGAGAAGTTAATCAAGGTAAACAATTAATAGGTGCTGGTAATAGTAAAGCTGGTGGTATTCAATTAGAAAGAGGTTTAAGAAGATTAGCTTCTTTTACTACAGTTGCTGGTGGAGGTGCTTTAGCATTAGAAAAAGGTTCACAAGCTTTATCAGGTTTAAATCAAGAAGAAGTTGAAGCAGCTAAGAAGTTTTTACCAGACTACATGCAAAACTCTAGAATCTTTGTAACAGTTACACCAGAAGGTGAACCTGCTATCGGTAATATTAGTTCTTGGGATGCTTTTGATTTTCCTAAAAAACCGTTACAAATTCTTGTTAATAGAGCATTGTCTGATGAAAAATATACTGAAGAAAACTTCTTCATAGATGCTGGACTTACTATACTTAATGAAATGGTGTCACCGTTTTTAGGTGAGTCTATTATTCAAGAACAACTAAGTAATTATTTTCTTAGAGGTGGTCGTGATTTAGATGGTAAATTAATAACTAACCCATACCCAGTTGGCCCTCAAAGATTTGAAGAAGGTGAAAATTATTTTGAAAGCACATTAGATATTGATAATCTTATAATTTTACTTAGCAACATAGTTAAATCTGCTGAGCCCGGTACAGTATCTTCTATTTCAAGATATGCTGACACATGGGATAAAGAAGAAACTAGATTTAACCAAGACATCTACAAAGAAGAATCATTAATCAAATTCTTAACAGGCTTTGGAGTACAGCCATTAAATAAAGAGTACTTAGAAAATGTTTACTCTTTTAAAGTTAGTGACTTTGCTAAAAAGAAAAGCATGAGAAGAAACAATCTTTACAGAGCTATTGAGCCTGATATGAAAGCTGAAGATTTTATTAATCAGTACTTAGACCAGAATCAAAAATACTATCGGGAGTTTTCAAAACTACATAGACTAACGGAGGCAGCCGAAATGTTTGACTTACCTATTTTTGACCTTATTCAAGACTCTGGTTTTAACAGACAAGACTTAGCAACCTTCATAGGGAAAAGAAGAAACTTCCAACCTTTAGGTTTGACAGAAAATTTACAATTACAAATATTAGAAAACTCAAAAAGCTTTGACGAGTTCTATGACATCGTTAGTGACATCAATGAAATAGATAGACAACTCAGCAATCTTCCTGTTCTTATTGATAATGAGATATACAAAGTTATGGAAGAAGAAGAATCACAACCTGAGCAAGTTTTTGAAAGGCTACAAAAGACTGCTGGAGGTATTGTTCGAGGACCAGATGTACCTTTTACAAAAGAGAACCCAGCAGACCGTATCAACCCTTTGACTGGTGAACCCTATCAAGAACAAATGAGTCGGCTAGGTTTTGCTGAGGGTGGAAGCCCTGATTACTTAGACCTTGCTTTTGATTTTATCGCAAAGCATGAAGATGAAAAACTTTATAATCAAATGAAAGCTGGTGAAAATCCAAAGTTACAAGCTTATTTACCAACTCCAGATGACGTGGCTACTATAGGATTGGGTAGAACTAGAGGAGTAACTATGGACACTACTAGTACTTTAAATGAAGAAATTCCTTTAACTAAAAAAGAAATTAATTTAGTTAATAATGAAGCTATAAAAAGCATAGGCCAAGAAAATTTTAATTCTTTAAATGATAGACAAAAAGCTTCAGTTATTAGTTTAATTTATAATGTAGGAATTACTAACTTTAATAATAGTAAAGCTAGAAATGCTTTAATAAAAAAAGATTATAGTACTTTTAAAAAAGAAGCATTTGACCCTGAAATAGGCTTTGTAAAACAAGACGATAAAGTATTGAAAGGTTTACAAAAAAGAAGATTGGAAGAACAATTATTATTTGAACAATAGAATGCTACTATACACAGAAAAACAACTCGAAGAAGCTTGGCAGGAAAACTGTAAGGCTCGAGCAAAGCTATCAATACCTTGGCTAACTATCGAGGACTTCAGACCTATCTACGAAGAAGAGATGGAGAAGTTTATGTTAGGAGAATATGACTGATGGGCTTTCCGTTTGAGATAATTACTATGTTGGCCTCCACAGTCCTTGGTGGGATTATGAGTGTCTGGGCTGAGAGTAGAAAGGCTAAGGCAGAACAACAAAAGCTTTTGATAACTCGTGGTGAGTTTGATATGAAGGCTCGTAAACAGTCCATGGAGCATGGTCTAAAAGACAAAGGCTTTGCTTGGACTAGAAGAATCATAGCTATCAGTTCAGTCTTTGCTATTGTCATTCTACCTAAGTTAGTCGCAGTCTACTATCCAGATGTCAGTGTGACTGTTGGTTACACTAACTGGAATCCGGGCTTTTGGTTCTTGAAAGAAGGCAGAGAAGTCTTTGAATGGATTACCTTTAATGGCTTAGTAATTACTCAGTTGGATACTAACCTAGTTTCAGCTATTATTGGGATGTACTTTGGAGGAAGTTTAGTTAAGGGTAGATAATGAATACTAATCAATGGATGGACATACTAGAAACTGTAGGCATACCAGCAGCCTTTGCAGTTGCTGCCGGGTGGATGGTTTATAAACTATTCAATGCTTTGATAGCTGACATCCACAAGAAACTAGATACCCAACATGGCATGATAGTAGCTTTAATAGACAGAATAAGACAAATAGACAATGACATAATAAGAATAGATACAATGTGTCGGACAGCTATGGGAGTCCCTGTAGATGTCGACAGACTAGCACGAGCAGATGGAAAGAAAGACCAACGAAAAGATTGAGGAGATTATAGAAATGAAAGCATTAATAACAACATTTATCATAATGTTGCTAGGT